TCTTTGGTGAACAGTCTCTATATGAGATATTGTTACACCATGTTGAGTCCTGAGAAGTCGTGTGCTTCGTTCAAGCAGAACGTGCACCTGTTCACCTATGGGGATGACAATATCATGGGTGTCTCTGGAGAGGCACCGTGGTTTAACCACACGGCCATCCAGGCTGTTTTGGCAACGATTGGTGTTGAGTACACCATGGCCGACAAAGAGTCGGAGTCGGTGCCATATATCAGCATCGGCGATTGCCAGTTCCTCAAGCGCAAATGGCGCTATGATGAGGATGTAGGCGCTTGGCTCTGTCCATTGGAAGAAGAGTCAATTCACAAGTCTCTCACGACTTGGGTGCCATCGAAGTCAATCGACAAGTATGCGCAAATGGTTGCGGTAATGTCGAGTGCGAACTCCGAATACTTCTTTTATGGAAGGGAAGTGTTCGAATACCATCACGCATTTTTCAAAGGTGTCCTGATGCAGGAACCCTATGATAAGTACGTCATGGAGTCAACTCTCCCAGGGTGGGATGATCTCGTAGAGAGATTCTGGCGAGCATCTAAAGATGTATCCCCCAAGCAGGCTGGGCCTTGGCCGGTCCTTCCTGTTGAACAACAGGTCACAGAAAAACATTAAGAATTATAAGAAACAAAGTGTTGAGGTAGTCACCGGAAGTACTACCACTTGTCTTATGGGAGAGGATATCCCACTGGAACATTTCAATTATTATCCCCAATGTTTTGCGCTTCAATCTGCGACGATGGAAGACGCAGAGAGTGTCGTCACAAGTGAAGCCATAGGTAGCTCCACTAGTGTTGAACAGACCGTCACCTTTATTGATAATGAAGGTGGTGTGTGTGTCGATGCTCCATCAAGCACGAATAACGTAGCTTTAGTTGATGGTACGGAGGATATTGGACTTGGGAGTTTTCTCTCACGTCCTACCCTCATTGATACTATCACTTGGACCACGTCTAGTGTTATCAGTGTTCTTGATACAATCAAGCCCTGGTACCTTTTCCTAAACAACACACAGATCAAAAAGAAGATCGATAATTACGCATTTTTGCGTGGTAACCTCCATGTGAAGGTTGTGTTGAATGGAACACCGTTTCAATACGGTATGATGCGGATGTGTTATTCGCCCCTTTTGGGTTTTGTAGGAGACAAAATCACAGTACCATCACCGATCGATCCGATCCTTGTGCCGTATTCGCAGCAGCCAGGTTTTTGAGTGTACCCGCAAGCGAATGCTGGTGGCGAAATGAAGCTACCTTTCTTTTTGCACAAGAACTGGTTGGACATCACGAGTGCAAATGATGTTCAGAACATGGGCACACTCAATTTTGTAGTGTATAACCCTTTGAAAACAGCCGTAACAGGTGGTACAACTTCAGTCACATTACGCGTTTATGCGTGGATGTCAGATGTCCAGTTGATGGGCTCGACGTCTAAGTTGACCCTGCAATCTGATGAATACGGCAAAGGAATCGTATCCAGACCTGCTTCTGCTTTAGCTTCAGTTGCTCAAACGCTCACGCACGTGCCAATTATTGGCAGGTTTGCTAGAGCGACAGAGATAGGAGCTTCAGCTGTATCCAAAATTGCAACGCTTTTTGGATTTACCAATGTACCAGTCATAACTGACGTTCGTGGGTATGCACCCATGAACGCACCCATGATGGCTAGTGCACATATTGGTACTCAAGTGCAGAAATTAGCACTTGATCCTAAGCAGGAACTTGCAATTGACCCGAGTCCTCACGGCATTGGTAGTGCCGATGAGTTGAGCTTATCGTACCTTAAGACGAAGGAATCTTATTTTAGTGCGAGCTCGTGGTCAACATCAGATGCTGCGAGTACACAATTGTGGAATATGCGCATCAATCCCTTCCAACCTACCTCTATAGACATCAATAATACGGTGCCTGTATCTGTGGGTCGGCAGACGTATCACGTCCCACTGTCTTATGTGGGATCCATGTTTAAACATTGGCGTGGTG